TAGTAAACACGCTAAAACAGTTGAAAAAAGCAGTAAAGCATTTGATAATTTTAAACAAAGTTTAAAAGGTTTTGCACAAGGAGTTTCTTCTAATATAGGTGGACTTGGTTCCGCTCTTCTTGAAGGCAAAACAAATATAGCAGACTATACAACACACCTGGCAGGATTAGCACAACAGATTCCATTACTTGGTATGGTGGCTGGTCCAATTCAATCACTTGTAACTGTTCTTGATACGCAAATTGATACTACTAGACAATTAGCTCAAGTTGGTGGCGATTTAGGTGATAGCTTAATGTCGGTTTTTGACCAGGCGGCAAAAGCTAGAATGAGTTTAGAGTCTTACTCTGCTCTTATGGGTGATCAAGCTAATAACCTGGCATTAGCATTTGGCGGCGCTTCTAGAGGTATGAGAGAATTTAGTGAAATTACGAAAGGCGTTAAAGACATGGATATGGAATTTGCCGCCTTAGGTTATACTATGGACGAAGTAGGAGAATATACTGCTGAATATCTTGATTTACAGAGAATACAAGGCAGACTAGCTAGTAAGAATCAAACGCAAATGATTAAAGGTGCTCAAAATTATCTACTCCAATTAGATCAGTTAACAAGAATTACTGGTATGTCAAGAAAACAAGCGGCCGCGGCTCTTAAAGAGCAATCAATGGATAAGAAGATGAATGCTGTATTTGCCGCAATGGATGAAGGTGCTAAAGAAAATGTCCAAGGCATATTAGCTATGATAAAATCGGCATCACCTGAACTAGAAGCAGGATATAAAGATATAATTGCAATGGGCGGTGCTCCAATCACTGATATGGGTAAATCAATAATGGTAAACAATAAAGAATTAGGGTTGGCCGCTTTAGCAGTTAAAGAAAATAGAATGACAACTGATGAGTTCCAGGAGGTGTTTAAAACCGCAATCGCAAAAGCAAAAGAAAGAGCAAAAGTAGAAGGCGATACCTGGGGAGTAGCCGCAAGTAAAGGTATTACACTTTTTGACTCTCAAATAGCAATGATGGGTATTGGTAAAGATGCGTTTAAGAAAATGACAGAGGCTGAAAAAGAACAAGCAATAACAATGGCAAATGCTAAAAAACAAGTAATGAACTTCCAGCAACAAATAATGGATGTACGTCAAGAAGTTATGAAGGGCTTGGCACCAATGTTTGAAGAGTTGTCACTTCAACTCGGTAACGTTGTTCAATGGCTGAAATCAGACGACGGAATTGCAAAATTTAAAGAATTTAGTCTAAAGTTTAAAACAGGAATTGCTGAGTTAATAAAAGATGTAAAAGAAATGAACTTTAGAGAACTATTTGAGAAATGGCTTGCCCCCGGACTTTTCAAAGCCGGCATTTCGATACCTGGCTGGGTTAAGGATATGTTTTTTGGTAAAGAACGAACTGCAGAAGTTAAGGCATTAGAAGCAACACAGGCAAAACTTACAGCCGCAATAGCGGCTTCAAAAGACGGCATGGTTACGATGGAAGTAAATGGGAAGATGGTTAAAAAGACTGTCGAAGAGGCCAAGCTGGAACTTGAAGCTATTCAAAAAAAATTAGAAGAACCAGGTGATAAAACAAGCTGGTGGTCATCACTAATGGACGCTATGATATGGCTAGGACCTCTTGGTGCCACGTTAGCAGTAGGCGGAGCTGTTTATGCCGCAATTATCGGAATGAAGGCTTTGTTGCTAGGATTTTCTGTAGTGTTAGCGGCATTTGGTGTACCGCCTGTAATTTTAGGAGCGGCAGTTCTTACTGGAATCTTTATTGGTACTAGTGTCGCTATAATGGCCGTAGGTAAAGGAATTAAAATGGCTGGTGAGGGCATTCAGTTAATTAGTGATTCCCTTTCAGCTATGTCTGAGATCAAAGATACTGATAACTTAAAATCAATAGCTGGTGTATTAGGGGAGTTGGCCGGGCCTTTAAAAGACCTAGCAGTTGGTGGTGTTATTGCTGGCTTTATAAAAGAAGGAGCACTTGAAAGTTTAGCAAACTCAATGAATGCATTTAATAATGTTGATGCAACTAAACTTCAAGCAGTTGGACCAGCAATTTCGGCATTGTATGAAGGTACAAGTAAATTTACTGGTGAAGGTGCTTGGTCAGGATTTAGCAAATGGGTTGGTAGTTTATTTGGTGGCGGAGATAATCAATTTCAAGAGTTGGCCGACGGCCTTAAAGCATTTGAAGGTGTTGATGCTTCTAATTTAGCATCAATAGGAACAGGATTAGAAGGTATTGCAACATTTATTACTCAATTGAATGCCGCTAAAGATCTTCAAGCTCAAGTAACAGCTATTAAATCCTTAATTGTTGAACTTAAAAAATACCAAAAAACATATAGTGGTATGAGTGATGAAATGAAAAACAGTATCAATATGTCAGTAGGAAACTCCGGAAAAGAGACTGTTGAAGCTCTTAATCAGTTAAATACTGTATTGCAACAACTAATATACGAACAACAAGTAAGTAATAACATTGGCAAAAAGATTGTTGGCGCGGTTGATAACGCAGGAACACTATAGGATAAGCAATGAGTTGGAAACGATATTTTACACCAGTAACAACTAAACAATCATCTGACGGGAATTATAGTCCCTTAGGAGGTATGCCAAATCAAGGCATGGGTCCAGCCCAAGCAAATTATAGTTCTTACCTACCAGACGTATATGTTGGTTCTCCAAATCGTGTTGAACGATATGGACAATATAATACTATGGATATGGATTCAGAAGTAAATGCCGCATTAGATATTTTAGCAGAGTTTTGCACACAAAAAAATAAAAAGAATCAAACTCCATTTATAATGGACTTTAAACAAAAAGCTACAAATTCAGAAATTACAGTACTGTCACAATATTTACTACAATGGACTAAACTAGAAAAATTTGATACACGTATGTTTAGAATTGTACGTAATATTTTCAAATATGGTGATGCATTTTTTATTAGAGATCCTGAAACTAAAAAATGGTTTCATGTTGATCCAGCAAAAGTATCACGCATAATTGTAAACGAATCAGAAGGCAAAAAACCTGAACAATATATTATTAGAGATGTAAACTTAAACTTTAGAGATATGGTTGCTACAACTCCACATCAAACAACAGGTAATGTTACTGGAGGTGGTGGAGGTTACTTACAAGGCGGAGTACGTGGATATGTTGGAGCCGCTAATGCCACAGCCGCTAGTGGTAGCAGGTTTATGAAAGAAATAAAAGAAACTGCCATTGATGCTGAAAATGTTATACACCTTAGTTTATCAGAAGGACTAGATAATAACTTTCCATTTGGTAACTCATTACTAGAAAGTATTTTTAAAGTTTATAAACAAAAAGAATTACTAGAAGACGCAATTATAATTTATAGAGTACAAAGAGCCCCTGAACGTAGAGTATTCTACGTTGATGTAGGTAATATGCCGAGCCACTTGGCTATGCAATTTGTTGAACGTGTTAAGACTGACATTCATCAAAGACGAATACCTTCGTCAACTGGGGGTGGTCAAAACGTTATAGATAGTGCGTACAATCCATTATCTATAAATGAAGATTACTTTTTCCCACAAACAGCAGAAGGAAGAGGATCTAAAGTAGAAACACTACCAGGTGGTACTAACTTAGGTGAGATTGACGACTTAAGATATTTTACTAATAAACTTGTTCGTGGATTACGTATTCCAAGTTCTTACTTACCAACAGGTCCAGATGATGGACAAAGCAACTACCAAGACGGTAGAGTTGGTACAGCATATATCCAAGAATTACGTTTTAATAATTATTGTGAAAGACTACAAAGTTTAATTACAGAAGTATTCAATCAAGAATTTAAACGTTACCTTTTAGAAAAAGGTGTAAACATTGATACATCTATGTTTGATGTTAAAATGCAACCACCACAAAACTTTGCAAGTTACAGACAAAGCGAACTTGACAACGCTCGTGTACCAACATATACACAAATGAGTGCTGTTCCTTATATTTCAAATAGATTTGCTATGGCAAGATTCTTAGGCTTAACCGATGAGGAACTTGCTGAAAACGAACGTCTATGGAAAGAAGAGAATGATGAAAACTTAACACCAGTACCTACTGACGCCGCAGGCGAAATGAGAGGTGCAGGAATTAGTGGTGCAGGTATGGTCGACGACATGGGAAGTATGGAAGACGAAGCACCTGAAGGTGAAGAGGCGGCACCAGTAGATGGCGGTGCGGCTCCGGCGCCAGACACAGCAACAGGCGGCCCGGGACCGGCAGGTGGAGCAACACCACCACCAGGAGCATAAATAGTAGTATGACAACGTTAAGAGAAATATTTTATTTTGATAAAGAGACTTTAGAGCCTGTCGACAACAAGGAGTACGATCCGATAGACGACGAATCTATAGTCCAACGTGACGACACAAGAAAAACTAAACTAACCCTACGTCAAATCAATAAAACACGCAAAGCGGCAGAACTGCATAAAGAGGAGCAAGTAAAAGAGCTACACTTCGTACGTCAAATGTACGGACTGGCGGCTAATGCAGAAGCGGCGGTCTAGACAATGTCTAGATCAACTACGGCGTTCATTATAGGGAACGGCACTAGTAGAAAATCAATCGATTTACACCAATTAAAAAAAAATAGTCCCCCAGGAAGTAAAATATACGGCTGTAATGCTTTATATAGAGAATTTGAACCAGATTATTTAGTAGCTGTTGACAGTAAAATGATTGCGGAAATTAATCGTAGTGGTTGGCAACTTACACACGAAGTATGGACTAATCCTAATAAATCATATAAAGATTTTAATAAATTTAACTACTTTAATCCTAGTTTAGGTTGGAGTACTGGTCCTACAGCCTTACATTTAGCTAGTGAAGAAAAGCATAATAATCAAGATATCTATATTTTAGGATTTGATTATGAAGGGCTTAATAAAAAACTTAATAACATATACGCAGATACTGAAAATTATAAAAGATCAGATGCTACTGCTACATATCATGGTAACTGGGCTAGACAAACATCAACCATAATACAAAAAAATCCCTCAAAGAGATATATACGAGTAATAGCTGAAAGGGAATCTTTCACTCCAGACAATTTAAAGCCATGGGGCAACCTACAGCATATGACCGTTCAAGATTTTAAGGACTTATTCAAGATCCTATAATCTTAATGTAAACGGCTCGTATTTGGCCGATAACCACGTACTTTTCCAGAATAACCATAAATATTATACGACAGCCTTACCATATCTAAACAAACAGGAGATTTAAAATGGCAAACCAAAATAAATTTGAGCAAATGTTAGAAAAGCTCATTGCGGAAGACCGTGCTGGTGCGGAAGAACTGTTTCATGAAATAGTTGTTGATAAATCCAGAACAATTTACGAAAAACTTTTAGATGACGATATGCCAGAAGTCGAAGTAGACGAAGCGGCAAAAAAAGACTCTGAAGTTGATGAAAAAGAAGACAAGAAAGCTGACGAAGATGAAAAAGTCGACGAAAAATCAGACGAAAAAGCTGATGAAGACGACAAAGTAGTTGACGAAAAAGCTGACGAAAAAGCTGACGAAGATGAAAAAGAAGTTAAAGAAGAACTTGTTGACATCACGCCAGTAGAAGAGGTTCCTACAGAAGCACCCGACGATATGGGCGGTGATCCAGCAGATGCTATGATCGGCGACATTGAAGGCGGTGATGATGAGGAAGGCGGCGACGAAGGTAATGGAGATGACGAAGATCTTGAAGACCGAGTTGTTGACCTAGAAGATGCACTTGATGACCTTAAAGCTGAATTTGACGCCATGATGGGTGACAAAGACGGCGACGATGCTGGTGACGACAATGGCGACGACGATGTCGATGCTGATGACGATGCTGGTGACGATGAAGGTGATGATGATGCAGAGGGTGGATTTCCATCCGATCTAGAAGCAGAGGAAAAACCTGCATTTGAAGGTAAAGAAGCGAAAGCAACTGCACCACAATCAAGTACAGAGCTAATGCGAGAGTATGTAACAAAAGTATCTAGTGGACACGGCGCTGAAACAAAAGGCGGTGGAGAAACAGGTGGTACTAATACAAAATCTAC